CCCTTGGGGGAATTCACCTTCGCTTGGTCATAAAATCCATAGACGGCGAGGGACTTCCGGGCCTTGCACTCGACAGTGATCGGGATCTTCTTGCGGGCGGCGGGGGACAGTTGAACGTCTTCGCCCCCCGCGCCCATTGACGTGGATTTGACGTCATCCGGCTCTAGGCTAGGCAGCAGGGCGAGGATCTTGTCCCGCACCCACTGCTGCAAGTTCCTGCCCTTCCGCTTTGCGGACGACGGCTTAATCGACATACCACTCAAGCGGCTTGTTGCGGGCGGTGCTGCACTCTTTCTCTTCTTGGCGGGCCTCCGGCCAGCAGGAGTGCATGAACGAGCAGAAGCGGCAGTTTTTCGGGAGGATTTTCCGCCCCGTTTCCTTGCTCCGGTAGGTTTCCGTGATCGGCTCGAAACAGCGGCGAAAGGGGGCGTCATTTGCCACCTTCCAGACCGTGTCTTCGATCTTATCGCGGACCTCCTGCTGCTGCGCCTTGGTGTCTTCGACTTCCACGACGGCAACCTCACCGCTGGACTTCTCTACGACTATCCAGCCGCCGGGGGGCTTCCCCTGCGCGTCCGCATAGCCGTAGGGCGACATCCAGAACGACACTGTCCCCCTCACTCGTTACTTCCACGCCCGCAGCCTTGAGGACAAAGCGGACCACCGCCTCGGTGGTGTCCCCGATCATCATACGCATGACGTGGTTGTAGGGCATGCGCTGTTTCTTGGCCCCAGACTTCTCCATCTGAAGGGTGCAGACCGGCCTGCCAATATTGGACATACGCAACCGGAAAGTCCGTTCTGACGGAGAAAACTGTCGGCGGAGAGCAGCCTTAAACTGCTCCCCAGCCTCTTCGATCCACTCATCCTCAAACTCAACACCCTGATCGTTGGATGCGGCGTCTAGGACAGCGCGTATCTTTGCCTCAATCGGCGTCATGCCCCTGCCCCTTACGCTACGTCTGCTTCAAGATCGTCTCCAAGGGCCTCCATGACCCCAGAATTCACCTGACGCTCACGCACCGCTTCCTCGTGCTTTTCTCGGATCTTGGTGTTGGCAGACCGGATCTGAGTGGCGATCTCGTTGATCGTATCCGCGACCTCGGACGTAAACGGAAGCGGCTCCGAGAAGTCTGGCTTGAAGTGGGCGACGTAGTACACGACGGAGCCGTTCTTCTTGCGCTCCAGATCGACTTCGATGTTGTAGTCCCACACTGAGCGTCCGTGCGGCAACTTCTTCATCACCTCATCCTCAAACGGCATGAAGTTCGACCCCTTGAGAGACATCAAGAACTGTTCGTTCTCCACCGATACCTCATTACCGTCGGCGTCGTTCCCCGTGTAGGACACGATGCCGCGCAGTTGCCGGAAGGCGGTGACGTTCTTGTAACGCTCCTTCTGATGCTCATCCAGACGAGACTTACCGGACGGCATTCCGCACCGCGTAGTACCCTTTTCGTCCAGCATCTCCAGCGACATATGCGGCACGATGATCGTGCGGTTCGACAGCTTGTTGGCCTCGGGGTCGTACTCCATGTACTGGAAATGTACGCCCATCACCCGGATGGTAGCGGTCTTCGTGTACACCGCCGGTTCCTTGTTCAGGTACAGGCTGCCACGCGGGATCTGGCGCTTGTTGCTGTCCTCGTCGTCGAGGTTGATCTTCAGCATGGGCAAGCCACCGCCACCGTCAGAGCCGGTGACGCCCATCATCTCCTGCATCCGCTTCAGTTCTGCGGGGTCCATTACTTCAGTACCAGTCATAAACTGCTCCAGTTTTGTGTGTGGAACCTTAGTATAGCGCAATGCTACCCCAACAACAACCCCAGATAATACCCTAGTTGTAGGTTTAGGCCACTTTTTCCAGTGGTATCTCAGACTGGTCCATCCAATTTGGCCCCGCCTCAATCTCCAAATCCAGAGGCAGGACGAAGTCATAGTCAAACCGCTCCTTGACCTCCTGCACGATGTCCATAGCCTCCGCCACAGCCGCGCATACGGCGTCCAGTTCGCCGGGGTAGACGTCGACGACGATACTGTCGTGAACTGTCAGGATCAGCTTTGACGACAGTTTCAGGCTCCTGAATGCCGCCAACGCCCGGATGCAGGCCAGCGGAACCAGATCCGCCGTGGCGAACCCCTGAACCGGATAATTGACGATGGCGGTGGCGTTGGTCACCCGCCCATTCCGGGTCCGCTGCACGTCTGGGAAGTAATATTCCCGGCCTGACGGTATGCGGACAATCCCGTCCTTCAAAACCCCCCGGAACAGCTTCTGGTGATACTCCGCCATGCCCTTGTAGATCTTGAAGAACTCTTGGAAGTACGTCTGCACATGCTCCGGTTCATTTGCGCCCATGCCGCCATACAGGGGCGCGAACGAATAGGCCTTGGCCCCCTGTCGCATGTCCTTGCTGACCTCGGACAGAGGACACTGGTTGATGATACTGGCTGTTTGGGAGTGTACATCCTTGCCGTCCAAGACGTCCTGAATGATCTGCGCGTCACGGCTCAGTTCCCCGGCGACCCGGAATTCGAGGCCCGAGAAGTCCGCCTCCAGTATCTGGCCACCCTCAAACCGGCTGACCACCGCCTTGCGAACCGGAAACTTGCCGCTCTTCGGCTGGTTCTGAAAATTGGGTTTGCTGGAGGACAGGCGTCCGGTGCGGGCCACGGTCTGATTGAAGTTAGGGTGCAAGATACCGCCCCCACGCGTCCACGCCCGGATGCCATTCACGAAGGACGAGAGATAAGTATTAACCGCGTTGAGGCGGGAGATCTTTTGCAAAAACTCCACCGCAATCGGGCGGTTCTTATCCTCCGCCTGCGCAATCAGCTTCTGGATGGTCGCCTTGTCGCTCTTGAAGCCGTGGACGGAGGCGTCTCGCGGACCCCCCGGCACCAGCTTCAGTCCCGCCTTCTCCTTCGTCGGCAGATACACGCAGCCACTGCCCCCGCACGTCTGGCATTTCGGCTGGGTCTTGTACGGCTGCCCATCCTTGCGCAGCTTGAACTGCTTGCCCCTGCCATTGCAGGAGTGACAGGTGTGCAGCACAGTCTTGTAGACCACCTCAGTTGTCCCCCGGACTGCGGCGGCAAACTCGTGCGGCTTCATGCGCGGCGGCATCTTGGGCTTTCCGTTTGGCAGCATCCCGATGTTGAACATGCGGATGTGCAGATCACGATCAGTCACGCGACGGGAGTAGATCACGGCGCACATATCCGGCCCCGAGTTTAGATTGATCGGCGTGTCGCCCATAACCGACCGCACAATCTCCTGAAGGCGCTTTTCGATCTCCGTCTTCTCGGCGACAAACTGAGCCTCCACCTCATCCAACGCCTCAAGGTCGATGGCGATGCCATTACCCTCTATCTCAGCGAGGAACCACAGCATGTCGTTCATCAGGTCAAAGACTGGCTGCAAGCCCCGGTTACTGTCTTTGTCGAGGTCCGCTACCTGCTGCAGGTAAATCTCCGCGCAGGCCAGAACGTCCGCGTCCGCATACTCAATCATGAGGTCGAGGGGCATCGCCTCAAAGCCGACCCCCTGCTTGAAGTAATCCTCCGTGACGTCGTCCCTCTTTCGGGTGGTATTACGACGCTTCGCAGTCTCCTTCAGCGACAGCGGCACCCACTGGCCCCGCGCGAAGATGTACTCGCCGATCATGGTACACCAGACTTTCTCTGGCAGGTCGAACTCCATCTCCTGAAGCCACAGAATGTCGAATTTCGCATTGTGCGCCACGACGATATCGGCCTCACTGAGGGCGTCCTGCAGAGGCTGACGGGGGTCAGGCCGGTCCTTCTCGTTATGGTTCCACACGAGGCGCTGGGCGTCTCCTATGACGCCATCTTCCACTACTCTCCAGTGCGCGGAGACGCAGCTATTATCGGGGTGGAACGGGCTGTTGTCTGTCTCTCCGTTGGTTATTTGCACGGTGGTCTCTAGATCCAGAACAATGACTCTCACTTCCATCTCCCCATCAGCGCGTACCACCACAGCCACAGCCAAGGCGGCGGTGACTTTGGCTTTGTTTTTTCTTCCGGCTGCGTCTCTTCGCGGCACCGTTCGATGTCTTCTTCCGTGATCATAGGACTGCCTCCGACTTCTCCGCCTCACCCGGCTCAAAATCCTTGAAGCGATCCGCGCACAGGAACCGCCAGATGGCCTGCGGGGAGGCCAGCTTATCCTGCGTCAGGGTCAAGCCCTCGCCGTGTCCCAGATCCTCAGTAATAGCCTCACTCAGGAGCCTGTCCCGCGTGACCCCGCCCACGACAGACATCAGGTTACGATACCCGGTCGCCGTCACCAGAATGTAGAGATCCGCAGTCGCCCAATCCCGGCCCTTTAGCAGAAGCCTGCCGCTGGAGTGGAAGGTGGATTTCACGTCAATGGCGAGATCGCCCGCGAACATATCCGCGCCACTGTCCACGCCCAGATGGTGCGGCGAGTAGTCGAGGCCGTATAGCTTGGCCGCAGCAGTCTCGGCCCGGACACCCAGAAAATCGACCTCGTCGTCACTCCGATTACCGTCTCGGCGCTGATTGTTGACGCCCGACGCGCGGGCCATCTGCCACCGGAAAGTCGCGGCCTGACGGCAGGCAGACATCTCGGCGG